CGCACCACGAGATGAAGCTGCTGCACACCTCGGTCTCCGAGGACGGCTACACCCAGCCGATCGTGGCGATGTGGGACCCGAACGCGCAGCCGTGGGATCCGCCGCCACCGGACGGCGCAGGCCCCGGGCGGTACATCATCGTCGACGGGTTTCACCGGTACACGGTGCTGAAGAAGTACGCGGACATCGCCCAGCGCACGCTGAGCTACCTGCCGGTGGTGGTGATCGACAAGCCGATCGCGGACCGGATCGCCTCGACCGTGCGGCACAACCGGGCCCGCGGCAAGCACTCGGTCACCGGCATGGGGAATCTGATCTTCGAGATGCTCCGCGAGGGCGAGACGCCCGAGGAGGTCTGCAACAAGCTGGGCCTGGAGCCGACCGAGCTGGCCCGGCTGACCCACGTCACCGGCTACAGCAAGCTGTACGGCGACATCGAGTTCTCCCGGCCGGTTCTCACCACGGCGCAGGCCCGCGCCAAGAGCAAGTACGCCGCCGACCACCCGGATGAGGTTGTGCCGAATGACTTCTAGCGCCCCGCCCAAGACCAAGGCCAAAGCCACCAAGAAGGCCGCCGCCGGCAAAGCCGCACCCGAGCCCGCACCCGAGCCTCCACCCGAGCCAGCACCCGAGTCCGCGATCAGGCTGGTCGAGCTGGACGAGGTGATCCCGTACTGGCGGAACCCGCGGATCATCCACGACGACGCGGTGAATGCGGTGGCGGAGTCGATCAAGCGGTACGGCTACCTGCAACCGGTGGTCGTGGACGCGAACCTGACGATCATCGTCGGGCACACCCGCTACATGGCGCTGCGCCGACTGGGCTACACCCGGATCCCGGTGCGGGTGGACACCGAGCTGTCCCCGAGCCAGGTGCAGCAGCTGCGGGTGATCGACAACAAGGCCAAGGAGTTCACCTCCTGGAACCACGAGAAGCTGTTCGCGGAGTTCGCGGAGCTGGACCAAGCTCTGCTCTCGGCCTACTTCCCGGAGATCGACCCGTCGAGGTGGACGGACGCGGAGCCGGAGGCCGGTGACTCCGCCGGCGTGCCCTCCGACGTGATCGAGGAGCACGCGGGCCAGGACCCGGATGTGGAGTTCGTCTGCCCTTCGTGCTTCCACTCCTGGGAGATGCCGGTGACCCGAGCGGCCATCTGGGCCGGAAAGCTGGAAGTCAAATGACCGCGTCCGAGTACGTCACGCCCACCGAGGCCGGCGCCACCGCCACGCTGCCCGACACCCTCGTGCTGCCGGTCGACGACATCACGCCGTACTGGCGAAACCCACGCCGCATCCCGCAGGACGCCGTCGATGCGGTGGCTACCTCGATCAAGCGCTATGGCTACCAGCAGCCGATCGTGGTCGACGCCCAGCATGTGGTGATCGTCGGCCACACCCGGTTGCAGGCCGTCCGCCAACTCGGCTGGACGGAGGTGCCGGTCTACGTCGCCACGCTCCCGGAGGCGAAGGCCAAGGAGTACCGGCTGATCGACAACAAGACCGGCGAGATGACCAGCTGGGACCACTCGTCCCTGGTGCTGGAGCTGCGCGAGTTCGAGCAGGCCCTCCTCGAAACCTTCTTCCCGGACGTGGACCTGGAGATCGGGGCGATCAACGACGCCAACGACGTGACCAACCGGCAGGTCGAGGAGGCCACCGCCAAGATCGGGAAGGTGGCGACCGCGGACCCGACCGCCACGCTGACCACCGAGATCGTCTGCCCGGCGTGCTTCCACTCGTTCGAGGTGCGGACCCGGTCGCTGCCGGGCCTGAGCTACTCGGACCTGTGGGAGCTGGTCGACGCCAGGGCCGCGGCTGAACCGCCCACCGCCAGTGAGGCGCTGACCGATGCCGTTGCGGCCGAGTGACCTCAAGACGGAGGTGACCGAGGCCGTCGCGCTGGCCGCCGCCATGCCACCCGTCGACGACCTGGAGGAGGCGCGGCGCAAGCGTGCCGCCAACCGGCGCACCGAGGCGCTGGCGCTGCGGATGGCCGGCATGACCTTCGAGCAGATCGGGGAGCGGCTCTCGATCACGGCCGACTCCGCCGTCGAGCTGATCAACCGCACCATCAGCCGGGTCGGGAACCAGGTTGCCGAGGAGATGCGGGAGCTGGAGGGTGCCCGGCTCGACCGCAGCCAGGCGGCGATCTGGAGCAAGGTGCTGGAAGGCGACCTGCACGCCGTCGACTCGTTCCTGAAGATCAGCGCCAGGCGCAGCAAGCTGTTCGGGCTGGACGCGCCGACCCAGCTGAACATCAGCTACAACGTCCGGCAGGAGATGGAGCAGGCCCTCGCGAACCTGGAGCGGACCGTGCTCGGCCAGTCGGTCGTGGTGTCCGACGTGCCCTACCCATCCCAGGACGAGGCCGCTGACTACGGCGACTACCACCAGGTATGACCACCGAGCCCGACTTCGCGGCCACCCTCGCCATGCTCCGCGAGCTGGTGAAGACGGCCAGGACCGACGACGAGGTGCGGGCACTGACCAGCCGGATCGCGTCGATCACCCGCGCCTACCGGATCCGGCATGGCATCGGCATCCCGCGGAACCCGGCCGACCAGGCGATCGAGGTGGACCAGCGGTTCGTCATCCGGCCGCACGTCACCTACCTCTCGGACCGGCTGGCCGACGCGGTGCGGGACGTGGAGCAGGGCCGGAACAGGATGCTCGCGGTGTCCATGCCGCCACGCTCCGGCAAGTCCACGCTGCTCAGCCAGTACTCGCCGCTCTGGCTGCTGCGCCGGCACCCCGAGTGGAAGATCGTGCTCGCCAGCTACGACGGCAGCCTGCCGGCGGCCTGGGCGCGCAACGTCCGGCGGCTGATCGAGGACCACCCGGAGCTGGGCGTGGCGTTGACCCGCGATGGCGGGGCCGGGTCGAGGTGGGACACCGAGGAGGGCGGCGGGATCTTCTCCACCTCGGTGAAGGGCGGGCTGACCGGGCGCGGTGCGCGGGTGATGGTGATCGACGACCCGGTGCGGGACTTCATCGAGGCCCACTCGCTGACCATCCGGCAGAACCTGTGGGACTGGTGGCTGTCGGTGGCCCAGACCCGGCTGGAGCCGCCCTACCTCGTGGTCGTGGTGATGACCCGGTGGCACGAGGACGACATGATCGGCCGGCTGTTCTCCGACGACATGGAGGGCGACCCGAAGACGTGGGAGCGGATCAGCCTGCCCGCCATCGCGGAGCAGGACGACCCGTTGGGCCGGGACGAGGGCGAGCCGCTCCTGTCCCCCTTGATCGAGGAGACCCGCACGCAGGCCCTCGACCGGTGGAACGACGTGCGCCGGGCGGTCGGCACCTACACCTACTCAGCCATGTACCAGCAGCGGCCCGCTCCGGCGAAGGGTGCGATCTTCGACTCGGGCTGGTGGCGGTTCTGGACGATGGACGAGAGCCGGGCCACGATGGACGGCCGGGTCGTGCACCTCGACCCGTCCTCGCTAACCGGCGGCCGGTGGATCGACAGCTGGGACATGGCGTTCAAGGGCCGTGAGCAGAACGTCGGCGGCGGCGGGTATGTGGTCGGCCAGCGCTGGGTCCGGGTCGGCGGCAACCGCTACCTGATCACCCAGCAGCGGGGCCGGTGGAGCTTCACCCGGAGCATCGCGGCGATGAAGCAGTGGGCCATCACCGACGACCCGGCCCAGTCGCTGTGCGGTCACCTCGTGCACGAGCGCCTGGTGGAGGAGGCGGCCAACGGTGCGGCCATCATCGACACGCTGAAGGAGGAGATCAGCGGACTGAAGCCGATCATCGCCTCGGTCGGCAAGGAGGCCCGAGCCCGCGCCATCACGCCGGAGGTGGAGAGCGGCAACGTGTTCCTGCCGCACCCGGCCGACCCCGGCAACGAGTGGGTGACCGAGTACCTGTCCGAGCTGCGGAACTTCCCGCACGACGTGGCCGACGACCAGGTGGACGCGACCACTCAGGCCCTCGCGGAGCTGCGCATCGGCGGCCGCGGCCAGATCACCGTGCCCGGCCGGTTGTCGATGCAGCGCCCGCAGTGGCAGGTGCCGCGTGACCTGGCGCGGGCCGCCCTCTCGGACCTGAGCCGCCGGCGCGGCTGACGCCCAACCTGTGCTCGACGCCCGACCTCACTGCATCTCCGCCCGACCCCGAGCCTGGCCCTGTCGCGCCCACTTCTACTCGGATAAGTGTGACACAGGTCACACAAGATTTGACCCTGAAATCAGCACAAAGTAGGTCACTCAGCGTGACTGTGTGTTACACTTGTACTACGAGCGCGGAGAGGAACAAGCCCCTCCGCCAGTGCGACTCTCAGGGAGAGACGAAATGACCGAGAACACCACCACCCCCGTCACCACCACCAACGACGAGATCCGGAACCCGGCGGCCAACAAGCCGGCCAAGGTCGAGGGCTACGTCAGCCGGTGGACGGGCAAGCTGAGCGACTACGTGCTCCGGGACGCGGACGCGGTTCCCGCCGCCCGCCGGCCGGGCAAGGTGCTCCACTCGACCACCAGCAAGTGCCGGGGTGGCGGGGAAGAATTCCTCTCCCGCGAGGGCCTGCAAACCCTCTTCGCGGAGGACCTGGCCCGCGAGCTGACCGGCGCGGCGCACGAGGGCAGCTACTGCCTGCAGTGCGTGCTCGCCCGCAAGAAGGACGTGGCCGCGCCCGCCGCCTCCGCTCCGAAAGCCGTCAGTTCCGACGCTGAGAAGCTGACCGCCGAGGAAACGGAGATGGCGAAGCCGTTCGTGTCCTTCGAGGAGGACGAGGCCAAGGCCGACGCGGAGCGGGAGCTGGAGCGCCAGCTCACCGAGTCGGTGCAGAAGGCGGC